GGAGTGCGCGGCGGATCTTTCACTTTGCGCCCGATACGATTCCACTCGCCGTGCCCCAGTAGCCTCATCGGAAGACAAATCAGTTCCCCGTCGATGTCGAGTTTGACCTCGACGATGCGCGGTTGCAGAGACTTGATGCTGCCCAGTCGCCGATAAGTCCGCTCCAGCTGTTCCTGCTTCTTTTCGTTTGTCATGGTGCCCCTCTGCCCTGTATTATGGGGCGGGCAATCTGCCCGCCCCTGTGTGTGCATTACGTGTTGCCGGATGTTACGTGGTGATGGTGTTCCACGAGAATTCGCCGTGCGAAGTCAGAGTCGCGGCGGCGGTCGGCGGATGACCGTTGCCGGCCTTCGCGCCCGTGGACAGCTTCTCGACCGCCACGTACCCTTCCCATCGACGGTGCCCGGCTGCGCCCTTCACGTCGATGATCAGATACCGCACTTCGCGGTCGTCAGCGTCTTCCCACTCGGTCAATAAATCGAAGCCTTCGCCACCTGTCGGGCTGTACAGCGCCGTCAGGGTGATCGAGGCGGACTTCCCGCCTGGCACGACGCGCTGGAAGTCGTCGGCAAAAACAAAGTACTTGCCGAGTCCGTCCGTTAGGTCGATTTTGTATTCGTTCGAGCTGCCCGAAATGTCAACCATGACATTCGAGGCGTTTTCCAGCAGGATTCGTGCGTCCTTCCCGCTGGCGATAGTCGTTGATGCAGACACGTGCCACCTCCTATGCGATCAAGTGTTTTTGCGCTTCGTTTTTCCAGCGGTCAACGGTTTTGACGGAATACCCCAGCGCCTTCGCAATTGCCGCGCTATCCGCCTCCAGTAAGTCAGCAATCGTAGCGACCCCGATAACGGCAAGCCGCTGCGACCGGTCCCTCCACGCCTCACCCAGTACGGTCAGCGGCGGACTGGCGACTCGTGAGATATGCCCGTAGCGCAGCAGGATGTCGATGTTCGACTGCGATAATTCCGTAAGTTCCGAGATGGTGCCCCGTCGAATAATTTTCCCCCCGCCCCGGCTTAGGTCACGGTGAATACGATATAACATATCAGTACGTCTCCACTTTCAGGACGCACCTTGCGCCCATATACGTCCGGTCTTTTGCCCCGTACTCGAACACACACCGGGACCATTCCCACTGAAACGACTGGATAGCCACCCCGAACGGCGCGCTGCTGCCTACCTGCGCCCTGATTTTTGCGTCGATGGTGTCTACCAGTGGCAATGTGGCGGCCATGTCCTGCCCGATGTTCGAGCGCCGACGTGCATACACGTCTACATGGAAGGTGAAGCACTGCCCCACGTTGCCGCCAAATGTCATGCGGTCCGACTTGCCGTAGGTGCTGGACTTGTCGTCGTCCTCTTCCCAGTAGACCTGCACCGCTGGCAGGTTGTTCATGCCTTCGGTCAGGTCGTCGTAATCCTGCACCTCATTGACGCCTGTCACCTCTGCCAGCGTCGCCGTGATCCCGCTATTGATTGCTGCCCGCGTGACAAGACTCATCGCAACACTTCCTCAATCGCTTCGAGTATGCGCCGGTAGGAGCTTTCCTTGTTTTCGTTGAAGGCCTTTAGCAGGTACTCTTTCGCCTTGATGCCCTTCATCGCAATCGACCGGGCCACGAGGAACGGGTCAATGCCTTTGCGCAGCGCCCATGCCCGGATTGCATCCATGTTAGGCCAAAATGGGCGCGTGCCCAGTTCCTGATACACGCCGTATTCGCGGTTTGTGCCGACAATCCCCTCGATGACCTGAGGTCCGCTTTCAGTTTTGGGCATAATGCTTGACCGCAGCGCGCCCCGGTCAATTGGCGCATTTATCCGGGCGCTGCGCGTCATGTCGAGCGCGCTGTTTTGCACGGCGCGGGTCAACGCCGCCGGCAGTTGTTCCTGGACGCGCTTCAAGTCCGCCTGAAGTTCTTTCAACCCGCGAATCTCGATGTTCATAAGGCCACCACGATATACCGCGCCAGAATGCGCTTGACGGTCGGGGACAGGTCGGCCACGTGCATCAACTTGCCCAGGTCGGCATTTGCCAGCGCGTCACCCCACGCCCCCTCGCCCTGTTTGTACCAGCGCGCCGCCTCGATAATGCAGGCCTGCCGGATGTCATCGGGCACGATCAGCGCATATCCCCACTTCGCCGTAACGCGAACGGTGGGCTTGATGCGCAGTCCAGTTCCTGTCGGGCGAAAGCCGCGACTGTAGCCGAATTTGCCAGAGGTGAACACCGCATATCCGCCCGTGCCGTCCGGGTCAACAATCAGTCCTGTGTATGGTGTGCGATTGTAATCCGGATCATCGTGACCGCCGGAAAACGCGATCCAGTCGTTGTTGGCCCACGCTGTGTAATCATCGTCAGTCGGGCTGTCCTTGACCGCCACTGACGTAATCGCGGCGCATTCGTCGATGTACAACCAGGGATCACCCCGTCCGGCAAATGTGCGCGCCGTCGCTGTGTCGCTGGCGACGAAGCCGTCAGGCCGGTTGCAGTAGGTATCAATCGCCGCCGACACGGAGTCGATGATGCGCTGCAAGGCCACGTCACCCGCTGCCCCGTCTGTGAGGGTCAGGTCAATTTGTGTTTTGAGCTGGTCAATGTCACAGTAACCCATCGTCAGAATTCCCCGAAATACATTTCGCCGTTTTGTTTGCGCCAGCCGACCAGCCCTACCCCGCCGTCGTCGATCACGCTCACATCAAAGTCGCGTTCGATGTAGGCTGCAAACCGATTAAGCGCCTCGAACACAGGCGGCACGGCACGGTAAGTGCCATCTGGGGCGTAATCGTGGAATACAATCAGGCCGCCGGATACCAGCCAATTGAACCAGGGAAGGTCATGCACAATGCGGGCATGGTCCCCATCCACAAAAATCATATCGAGTTCCGGGCCGTCATATGTCGCCAGGTAGTCCCACGACTTGATGGTGAGCACCTTGACATTATTGAATGCTGCCAGGTTGCCCCGCGCCACGTCGGCCTCGTCAACGACCGGATTGAGCGTAACGATAGATGCGCGGAACGCAGCCTGCGCCATGACCGCCGCTGAATATCCCCGCGCCGTGCCGATTTCGAGGATGTTCCCGCCGTCGTATTCCTGCGCCAGTGCATACAGCGCCGCCGCCTGATACGGTGCCACTTCCCGCTTGGCTTTGATGCCGCCAATTCTGGCCTCCGCCACGTTAAGCGCGCCCAACAACCCCGAATGATTTTCCGCAAGTCGCTGCAAAATCCGCTCCGGTGTTCCCCGCAGTCGCATTATTCTGCCTTTCCGTCGAACCGGGCAACTGCCCCCCACGCCTCTTTACTGTCAAGCCTGCCGTTTATCTGACCGCGCCAGCGCCGCGCCGTCATCGGGTAGTGCAGGATTCCGGAAGTGCGTTCGGCGGGCAGGTACCGCGTGACAGTATTCCATTCGTTGCCCAGCACGTACAGACGCAGCGGGTTTTGATACAGCGCCCGGTGCAGCGGCGGCTGATCGCGGCCCGCGTATCGCTCCCACTCCGCTCGCCACGTCTTAAAAAACGCCGCTGTGCGGTCGTTGCGCCGAAAGCCGAACACGCCGCCGTTAAGCTGCAACATTTCGTCGCTGCCCATCACCCGCCACGTTTCCTCAACCTCTGCCTGATTGTCAGGGCGCGCCATTTCGCTGCACAACTTGTATTTAGCCGGGTTGGTGCAGATGAACATCTCCCACCCGCTCGCCAGCGCTTCAAACAGGAAGCTGATGTCGGCCACGACTTCGGTGTCGGCGTCGAGGTAAATCACGTACTGCCACTGTTTCGGCGCGAGGTCGTAAATGTCCAGTTTCGCCTTGCGACCGCCAATATCGGCGTCGGGCCGTTCGATAAACACATCCTCGCCCACGCCGAGTGGTTTATTGCTCACCAGTGCCACAGGCAGCGCGGGCATGTGTTTTTTCAGCGACTGGATCGCTCGTTTTGCGCAGTCCCGCGCCTGCTGCCCGAAAGCCACACAATACACCCCGGCATTGTCTGACCAGTTCGGCAGTACTGGTACGGGCCTGATGCCGTAAATGAAATTCTCAAGCGCGCGCAGATGACTGTTTATCCATGCGTCATCCGTAAATCGCGCCGTCGCCCCGCGCAGACTCTCGACGTTGTGCCCGCGTTCTTTGCGCACGCGGTACAACGCCAGGCTGACCGCCGCCTCGAGACTGACGTAATCCCCCACCTCGTACCTGTGCAGATTCTCAAGGTCGGGCAGCTCGTCAAACACCCCTACGCCGTGCGGGATTACAACCGGCACGCCGCAGGCCATCGCTTCCAGTGGTCCGTAGCCGATGCCCTCAATCATCGACGTGCTGACATACACGTCGAGGCCGTGATAAAACTCGTGCACATGCTCCCACTGATAAAACGTGGTCGGCACCGGCCATCCCGTGCCGCTGGCGGCGAACGCCCATTCGGGATGATTGTCGCGCAGCTTGCCGATCAGCTCTTCGCCCTTGCGCCCGCCCGGATGCACAAACCCGCTTGTGCCGATAACCGGCGTTTCGTTGTAGACGCGGTGTTGCGGTGATTGGAATTTTCCCCGGTCAAGCGGCGGTGTTACCAGCGCCGTCAGGCCGTGCCGACTGAGCGCGTCGGCGTAAATCTGCGCCGACGTGGTGCGAATGTCAACGCGGGGCGCGTGTTTGTTCCACGAGGCCTCTTTGAGTTTGCGCCCGGTGTCG